GGCTCAAAGTCGGCGCCGCCACTATCAACACAGCTGCAGCCCTCGAGGCCGCCGTACTCATGTACGCGCAAAGCCCCGTAGCCCAGGTCGTACTCAAAAACACGGGCGCAGACCTACCGGCCGAGCAAGTCGACGCCCTGCTCGACGCGTGGGAAGCTGCACGCGCCGACCACAGCACCGCATACCTAAACAGCACCATTGACGCCAAAGCAATGGGCATCAACCCCTCAGAAATGCAGCTCACCGAGGCCCGGAACGCTGCCGCTATCCAGGTCGCCCGGATCGCCAACCTAGATCCCATCTGGACGGGCGCTGGCGTACCAGGTTCCAGCCTGACCTACAGCAACAGAATCGACCTATACCGCCAGCTGCTCGATACGGCCCTAACCCCGGTCATGCGTCAGGTATCCGAGCGCCTATCCATGAACGACGTAACCCCCAGAGGGCACGACGTCCGATTCGATACAACCGAATTCCTACGATCAAACCCGATGGAATTGGCACAGCTGATCAACACTCTGTTGCCCCTCGGCGTCATCAACGAGGAAGAAGCACGCCTTATCCTTGACCTACCCCTACTCGGCGTAATGTCCTACACGCGCCTACCTGGAAGCGAGCCCATGCAATGAAAACAGCCGAATTCACAGCCGACCTGGTCATCGAAGTACGCGAGGAAACCAGCGGCGACGTCGTAGCAGCCGGCTACGGTCGAGCAGTACCGTACGGCGACAGTATCCAAATGGGCGGCGTCGAGGAATCATTCGGCCGCGACGCATTCGACCCGGCCGACGTCATCGGCAAACCCCTCGCCTACAGGCACGACCAGCCCGTCGGCGTCATCACGAAAGCCGAAAACCGCGAGGACGGGCTCTACATCGACTTTGAGATCGGAAACACGGCGCTAGGCCGCGACGCCGCGACTCTCGCTCGCATGGGCGCATCTAAAGGCCTCTCAGTTGGCTTTAACCCCATCGAATCGGCCTGGTCCAAAACCCGCGACAAGGTCCAACACGTTAAGGCGCGACTGCTCGAGGTCAGCCTTACCCCATACCCCGCATACGCCGCCGCTGGCGTATCGGATATCAGAGAAGAAGGAGAAGCAATGTCCGAGAGCATGGACACCCCCGCCGAGGTCCAGGCCTCGGTCGACGCGGAGGCACGCGAGCAGATCGCATCTATCCGCGAAAACCTGGCCGCTGTCGAGGCTAAGGCCTTCACCAGCGAGCCACAGCACCCCCTCGCCGCGTACCGGTCGTTCGGCGAATACTCCAAGGCCGTCTACGACGGCGAAATTTCAGCACGCGCCCTCACGGATCAGGTCACGGGCGATAACCCAGGCGTCCTGCCCCCGGTTTGGGTGCTCGACGTCAAGGGAATGGTCGACCTGGGCCGCCCCGTCATCACCGCATCAGGTGGACCGGAAAACCCCGGCCAAAACGGCATGGAAATCGCGTGGCCGTACATCACGGGCGACCTGCTCAGCATTGTCGAAGCACAGGCGAGCGAAAAGAGCGAGGTCAACTCGGTCGCTATTAGCATCGCTAAGGGAACCGCGAACCTGGCCACGTACTCGGCAGGATCCGACATTTCCTACCAGCTGTTGCAGCGCTCGAGCCCGTCCTACCTGGACGCGCACAACCGCCGCATGATCGCCAGCTACAACGCCGTCACCGACCGCAAGTTCACCAACGACCTGTGGACCGGCGGCAGCAACACAAACCTGTACGACCTGGCAAGCGACACCGACGGCTCGGACTTCCGCGAGAAAGTGTTCGTTGCCTCCATGGAGGTCGAGGACGCCACCGGCGCACCCGCGACCGTCGTGCTCGCATCAACCGCGGTGCTCACGGCCATTGCCGGCTGGTCCTCGTTCTACCCCGCCCCAACGGGCGTGCAGAACGTCTCCGGTACGGCGACCGCCTCGACCCTGTCGGTCACCGTTTCCGGCCTGCCGGTGGTTCGCGCCAAGTGGCTCGACACCGACGCCGACCGTCACGCAATCGTCATGAACGGCGAGAGCGCTCGCTGGTTCGAGGACGGCCCCAACCTGGCAACCGCCGAGAACGTGGCACAGCTCGGTCGTGACGTGGCTATCTACGGCTACGGCGCAACCGCTGTGTACGTCCCGTCCGGTTTCGTCCGGTTGGCACAAAACTAGCCTCCCCCGCTAGAGATTAGGGACCCGACCATGGCGCTATTAACAGGACAGGAGCTAGCCGACGCGCTAGACCTGGACTACGTCGCGCCGATCGACGACGTCCTCGACCAAATCGCCGAGGCCGCCGACGACCTGGTCGGGTCCCTAATCACCGCCGCCGCAGTCACAGCCGAACCGGCAGCCTGCAAAGAGGCCGCTTTATCCGTCGGCGTTGAGATTTTCCAAGCCCGAACAGCTGCAGGCGGCCAGGCCGTCGCTACCGATTTCAGCCCAGGCCCTTACAGGCTTAGCGCGTGGCTGATCAACCGCATTAAGGCCCTGATAGCGCCGTACGCCAAGGTCGGAGGCATGGTCGGGTGACCGCGCTCAGTACCGAATCACGCGAGGCCCTAATTCAGGCTTTCAGCTCGAGCAGCCTCCGCGTATACGACACCGTGCCGGCCATGCCGAAACCGCCGGCAGTCGTTATCACACCAGACGCACCCTGGATCGTGCCCGAGCGCGTTGGATCCAACCTCAACTACCGGGTCCGCTGGCGCGTCCTGGTCGTCATCAGCCCCCGCAGCAACGAGGCCGCGACACTCGATATCGAGGACGCAGTCGACGAGCTGCTGGCCCTAGTACCCTCCACCTATAACGTGGAGCAAGTAAACCCACCCCAACTGAACGACGTTGGGGCGCAGGGAACCGTACTCACCACCGAGATAAACGTCTCGGCCCATTGGAAGGAATAAAGGCATGCCCGCAGTATCCGTAGCCGGGGCCGCGTTCACAGTCGACGTGGCATCGGTCGCCTATGCGTCCCAGGTCACCACCGGGACCGTCACTACCACCCCAACCATCACCCGTACCAAGACGCTCGACTCTGTCGCGTTCGATCAGACCGACCTGAACACGACCATTAGCGTCGACTTCCTGTACGACGAGAATGCAGGCCTGTACGACGCGCTGCAGACCGCTATCGCGGCCGGCAACACCGTCGCGGTCGACGTTCGCTCCGCTAGCGGCCATTGGGCCGGAAACGGAATGTCGATCGAGTCGCTCGACCTGACGTTCGACGCTACCGGCATCGCAACCGCGTCTGTCGGATTCACCGGGGACGTAACGTTCTCATAACGAAAGGGATCGGGGAAACGCCATGTACCCACAATTAAACGTATTTATCGACGAGGCAGAAACAGCGACAGTCGTACAACCGCTAACAGTCGATTTCGAGGTAGCCGAAAGCCTGTACCAGGGCGGCAACGTCACCGACAACGGCTTAAAGCTGGTCGTTGCATACTGCCAAATCGAAGGCAAGGAACCCAAAACCCTCGCCGAAGTACGGGCCTGGGCTCGAGCTCACAAAGTGCAAGTAAGCGTAGGACGTGAGCCGGACCCTACCCCGTCGGATCCGTCCGACGACTAATAGTCCGAGTGGCATTAGCTACCGGGCGGTCGATCGACGAGGTCCGGCACTACCCGCCCGAGCTTTTGCGTACCGTACTCGAGGAGCTGAAAAGTGGCGCGACAGGTTGAGACATACGTCGAAGGCCTAAACGAGGTTTTACGCGCCCTAAACAAGCTACCGAAAGAGGCCGCTAAAGAGCTCAGGGACGCATCGCAGACAATCGCAAATAACGAAATGGCGCCGGCCTGGCGTAACGCCGCCCTTTACGGTGCGGGGCCGTGGGGCGAGGAAATTGCCCGTAGCGTCAAAGCCGGCCGCGATCGTCTGCCCAAAGTGACCATAGGCGGCAACCGTCGAGTATTCAGCGGCGGCGCTAGCGCCACAATGGTGCGCTACCCCTCAAACAGCGGCCAGGCCCGTAATTCGTTCGCACCATTCGAGCAAACCAAATGGATCGAACGTGTACGCGCCTACCAGCCGGCAGCACTCAAGTTGTGGGGCGAGGCCGTCGACGACGTCGTAGCTAAGTGGGCGCGGCTATGAGCAGAGGCAAAACGCTAACCGTATTCCTGGCGGCTGACCTGAAGCGCTTTAACTCCGGCATGAAACAAGCCGGCGGCCAGGTCGAAGGATTCGGCGGCAAACTCAACAAGTACCTAGGCCCGGCGCTAGCTGCCGCTGGAGTGGCCGCTGGTGCTTTCGCAACCAAACTAGCCGCCGACAGCATCGCTGCAGCCTCCGACCTTGAGGAAAGCCTGTCCAAAGCCTCGGTAGTGTTCGGCGAGCAAGCCGACGCCGTCATAGCCTGGTCAAAAACAAGCTCGACCGCGTTCGGTCAATCACAACAGCAAGCCCTCGAGGCCGCCGGAACATACGGCAACCTGCTACAGGCGTTCGGCGTCACCACCGAAGCAGCCTCCGAAATGTCCACGACCATGGTGCAGCTGGCAGCTGACCTGGCATCGTTTAACAACACGCCCATCGACCAGGCGATCGACGCCATACGCTCCGGCCTATCCGGCGAAACCGAGCCACTAAAGCGATTCGGCGTCGCCCTGACCGATGCTCGACTACGGGCCGAAGCGCTCGCCATGGGCCTCAACGTCACCAGCGGCGCACTAGACGCCGGAACCAAAGCCCAGGCCGCCTACGGCCTGATTCTCAAAGATACAACCCTGGCGCAAGGCGACTTTGCTCGAACCTCAGACGGGCTGGCCAACACACAACGCACCATAAAAGCGGCTGTCGAGGACGCACAGGCCGCAATAGGTAAAGGCCTAGTAGATGCGATAGGCGAGGCTATCGACGCCATGGGAGGCGCCCAGGGGCTTGTCAAGACCATTGAGGAAGGCGCCGACGTACTGGTCAATTTCACCGAGGGCGTCGGGGACCTAACCAAACAGTTAAACGACCTAGCGCCAGAAATGGACACGACAACCGGCAAACTCACCACCCTAATGGGAGAAGCCCAAAACCAATTCGGCTACGCCGCGCTACTGGATCTACCCGGCAGGATCGCCGACATTATCGACACGACGCGAGTCCTGGTAGACGAGCAATACAAGCAAGACAAAATACAAGCGATCCTGAACGAGAGAATAAAAGAAAACCTCGACTACCTGGACCCCATGGCCCGAGGCATGCACGCGGCAGCCCGAGCAGCTGATGACCTGGCCTCAAGTACAGCTGACGCCGCCATAGGAGCTGACGCTGCCTCCCGATCCCTGCTCGATATGGCTATAGCCACCGGTCAAGTACCCGAGAAAGCACGCTGGTCGCAAAGATTCGACATTAAAGAAATGCTGCAGGGCATCGGCCGGGGCGCACGAAGCGCAGCCGGCGGGACACGCGCCTACAGCTCGGCAGCCTCCGACAGCGAAAAGATCCTCGAAAAGCAAAAAAGCGCCCTTATGGGCACGCAAGACCAGCTGCTCGACCAGATCCAAACCCTTAAAGACGCAACCCAGGCGGTAGAGGATTACGCCGCGAGTATCCAACAGGACCTACTCGCCGGTTTCGATATCGGCGGCCTGTACGAAGGCGCCCTAAACGACCAGGGCGAATTCAGCGCCGACCAATTTTTCCAATCATTCGACCAGGCCATAAACCGCGCCGAATGGTTCGGCAGCCTGCTAAACGAGCTCAAAAACCGCAACATTGACCAGCGCCTGATCGAGGACCTGGCGAGCCTGGGCCCGGACGCCGGTGGCGAGCTCGCGCAGCGCATGATCAGCGACGCCGGATTCCTCGGAACATTCGTCGACAAGTGGACCGACGTCCAAGAAACAACCCGACAACTGGCGCTTGGCCTTGTACCCGAATTCCTCGAGGCCGGCAGGCTACAAGCAATCGACAACCTAAACGGCATGCTCGAGCAGTTCCAGAAAGACCAACGCAAATTCGCCAAGCTCGGCCGCCGCTTAGGTCAGCAGGTCGGCGCGACGTTTAAGGCGCAAATAGCTAAAGACGTAGCCGACGCCGTACGAGCTGTCGAAGCAGCCGCCACAGCGGCCAGAGCCGAAGCTGTCGCCCGAGCCGAGGCCCAGCAGGCCAGGATCACCGAGCAGGCCGTAGCTACCGCGATATCGAATCTGATACGCAACAGCGACCAGCGAGCAGGACGCAACCCCCAGCCGGTGCTGCAATGACCATTTACGCCGTTCTAGTAAACGACGTTCCGCTGAACCTGTCCGACATTGAGTACGACGTACGCATAACGCACGCCCGGTCCGACATTAAAAGCGTGCCCGAAGCGTCAACGGCGCAAGTCATTTTGCGCGGATCCACAGGTCAAGGCGTCAACATCGGCGACGAGCTCCGAATAGGGGCCTATAGCGGTATTTGCCGATTCCGAGGCACAGTCACCGACCTGATACTCGATCACGTATCGACCACGCCCCCGACGCCGGTCGTGACCGTGACCGGAATTGGATTCCTAGCCAAGCTCGGACTACTAACGACCGGGGAAAGCGCCTACAGCAAAGAAAGCCCCAGGGACCGCGTCGACGAGGTTATGAGCGACGCCGGCCTGGACTACCTGAACGGCGCCGACGACTCACTCGAGCTGGCGTCAAACAATGACCCGCAGATCCAGCCGAAACTGTCCTACCTGCAAACCCTGGCCGAATGGTCCGGCGGCACATATTTTGACGACTGCAGAGGCCGAGTCATATTCGAGGACTACGGCAGTCGAGGCATAGCCGGCAACCCAGGAATATTCGAGAATACGCCCGAACCTTTCAGTTTCTACACCCAGGCCTGGGAAGCATTCCCAGCCAACAACGCCGCCCCACAGCTCCCAGGCTCAGCAATCGCCTGGACCCCGCAATGGACCAAAAACCTGCAAACCCTCATAAACGACGTCGAAATCGAGTACGGCAACAACAACCTATACGAGCTGACCGACGCCGCGTCGATCGCCGCATACGGCAAAAGAGCCTACGACCTAGCTACCGAGCTGTTCGGCCTGACCGACGCGCAAGAAAGGGCCCAGCAGATCCTCACAGCGCAAGCACAGCCGCTATGGAACCTCGGCCAAATATCCATACTGATGGACCGCCTAACAAACCTCGAGCGCGACCAGGCGCTAGCGCTACTCAACGGCTCAAGAGTCATAATCAACGACCTACCAGCCGGCAGCCCCTACACACAATTTCAGGGCATAGTCGAGGGCTGGTCGGAAACATACACGCCAGGCTCTCACGTCCTGACGCTATCGCTATCGGATCCCCGCTACAGCTACCAGACTGTCGCATGGGGCGACATCGATGCCGCGCTTGAGTGGGGCCAGAGCAATTCGACCCTAGAATGGTACAACGTGGTCGTAGCTGACGACCTGTTAGGAGTATAAGCAGATGCCCGACATTAACGGGATTCCCTATGTGGAGTCGACAGACCTGGTTTCGGCCTATCCGGCTGCCAGCCAGGCGCTAGCCCAGGAAATCAGCGACCAATTAGCGTCAAAAGTGGACTATGCGTTGCCGGTGAACGCGCAGACCGGCACGACGTACACGTTCGTTGCCGATGACGCGGAGAAACTCACGACGGCGAGCAACGGCAGCGCGGTTACCTTGACGATCCCTCCGGCGTCGTCGGTGGCATG